ATAGGTTTATCCTATATGGAATCCCTGTGTAATCACAGGTTGTCAATCCTGGTGAGGAAAGTTACCCGGTTATCCGGCGAATTAAATCACCTTCTTTAGAGATTCAATAATCCTAAATAGATATCTATAAGGATCTTTAAACTTATAGACCTTTGAGGTCCTAGCTAGTCCTCAAATGTAAATGTAGATATTTATGATTATCTAAAGATAAGCAATAAATAACCATATTTAATAGCTACTACATTCAATATTAGACTTGGTATAGTTAGATCCATTATTATTTGGATAACTAAGTTATACATGTCTGATATTAAAAGCCCAGAATTGTACATTGACTATTGGTTAACAACCGTTAACACATGGCAATGTACAAGGGGGAATGAGGATACATGTAGAAGGATAAAGAATATCCAACTACATGTAACTAAATTCCTTTCCGGAGATCCTTTGACTAATAGCCTACATCCTTCAATATCCATAAACACTAAGGGTTTACCCAGGTGTTTAGGGGTATTACAGGAGTTGATTTCTATTAATAAGAAGTCATCCCTAAGATTATTGATGTTACTCCTAAGAGTATCAAGAATAATCAAAGGTGTAGGGAAGCCTGATTATAGTCCGATAACTGAGGAATCGAGTTGTAATCCAAATGTTGCTAAACATATTGGAAAACAACTAGGTTCCTTAGCACTTGAATTGTGGGGTCCGCAAGAAGTTGAATGGAAGAAATTCCATTTAACAACTAAAGCTGGACCAAACGGTCAAGCGCTAATATCAGCAATTAAAGATATGGATATAATCCCTGATAAATTATGGGAAGATATTCATACATTAGCTGCTAATGATCAGTTAAGAGTAAAAGTAGCCACTCTTAAGAATAACATTAATATAACAAATTATATTAATTATTATTCTGGTGAGTTGATAGTCAATAAAATGGTTAAGAAGGAAGGATCATATTTAAGGAAATTATCCTTAATTAATGATCCTGAATTCAAAACCAGAATTATTGCTATCTTTGACTACTGGTCTCAAACAGTACTAAAACCATATCATGATAATCTGTTAAAATTACTTCAAACTATGAGTCCTGATTGTACATTCATCCAACATAAACATGTTGGTAATGTATTCTCTAGGACTCATGGAAAGAGTAAAATCTATTCTTTTGATCTTAAATCAGCAACAGATAGATTCCCTTTGTTAGTACAAAAGGAAGTATTTGCTGCTCTTTATGGTCAAGAGAAAGCAGATTCATGGGTAAGGATCTTAGTAGACTATCCGTTTAAGACCCCACAGGGTGAAATGCTTAATTATAAAGCAGGACAACCTATGGGAGCTTACTCGTCATGGTCTACATTCACAGTTACTCACCATCTTCTAGTACAACTTTGTGCTAGAATTAGTAAAGTAACTAGTGAGGGTAACTACTTTAAAGACTACTATATCCTTGGAGATGATATAATCATCTTCAATGATCTAGTAGCAGAAAAGTATAAGTACCTTATAGATCTCTTAGGTGTTGAATTATCTCCAACAAAGACACATGTATCAGAAGATACATACGAATTTGCCAAGAGATGGTTCTATAAAGGAGATGAGATTACCGGAATATCACTAAGACAAATATTAAATAAACCCAAGTATGCACTTGTGGCAGATTTTATATCTGAATTAGATGATAGGTATCTTAACTCTGATTACACTATGATATCTGAACATTGCTTGTACAATCTCCTTTCCATCTGGCATAATGCTGGAAATTCCAGGTATTATGCTAAAATGGGAATGAGGTACTGGAGTCTTCCAAAGAAGGAAGATAAAAGTTGTACTCTGAATGAGAAGTACCACTATATTATGACATCATTAATCCATAATGAATTAGGATGTAATAGGCCACCAAGTGACCCAATGATACAAAATATCATTGATGTAATGATACTTCACACCAAGAGCCAACAACTCCAGGACATGATTGTACAAGGAGCCCAAGGTTATAATGCATACATTATGAATAAGATTTCAATCTTTAATAATGAAGGTATTATAAATGAGGACTGTGATGTTCAGATGACTGTACAATCTTTACCCGATGTTTTAGCATCCTTCAATAATGTAAAGGATGTTCAAACCGAGTATGATGAACTTAGGAGAATTATCTGGGATGGAACTAATGAGGAAATAAGGGATGTGATCACATCATCAAAGATTGATCCATCCTTTAACCCATTAGCAACATTCCAAATGAACCCTAGACATCTTCAGATTGTAAAGACTTCAAGGACTATTAAAAAGTTAGTCAAATGGGTTGATGGAGAATATTTACCATCAAGACATGAAGCCTTAGCTATTTTAGATGATAATGGTAATGGCTAATTACCAAGATCACGGGATAGTTCCCGGGGATATCCTAAT